CCCGAGTGCAACCATGATGTCAAAGGTATGATCCACGGCTGTCGTGTTATCAGAAGAGGTAATCGCTGCATGAACGTAAGGAAGATAATCCTGTTCGTTCGAAAACTTCGCTGCACACACCATATCAAAATTGTTATAGAACGGAATTTGAACTGTTGGTGTTGCATTGTTCATTGAGGTCCCATTGTTCGGAAAATAAGTTACGTAGATACCCTGCATACCATACGATACTGTATTCTCGGTCAATGTTGAAGGGTTCACTATGTTTCGTAATTCCAAAGTAAAACCATAATAACCCGTGGTGGCTGTGTGTCGCCACTTGAACATATACCTAACTGATCCACGACTATAGTGGAACGTTCTCAAAAAACGCTGGATCGCGTAAATTGAACCTATTGCATATGAGGTGAATAAGCTAACGTCCTTCGTTGCCGTCGGTGCGTTAAATGTCCAAGAATCAAAAAATGTATATCTCTTGAAGAGCTCAGTCCATGATGTAACTTCTTCACCCATTAAAACTCCATTGTGGATACCGACCATGGAGGGGATAAGGGTAGGAAAAGGTTTTTCAAACCTTAACCTCATATTGATCAAACTAGTTTGGTTTTCACCTGATTGCGCAACTAGTTTCTTCTTATCCTTTTCTTCCGGTTTCTTTCCGATAGTAATTTTGTTTTCCTTCTTACTATCGGGAATTTTGATTATTGGAGCAGTTGTCGCGTCATCCAGATCTGGACAAGGTGTTGGCCTTGCCACTCTGAAGTCGGGACCTCCACTACAATAAATTGCAAAATAAATAACCGGGGCCGCTGCTGCATCGCCTACCACACAGGCGTTAACTACACGAATCACAATTTGGCCATTATGTCCGACCCAACTGGTGATTGGTAGTTCAGCTGATCTGAAAGTGCCAACAGGTTGCCAAGACTCTTTTTGTATGTAAGGAATACAGAAATCAAAAGATGTATCTCCTGTAATATCCATAACATGTGTGACTAAGTCACCAAATTCTGAATTGGTAATTGCTGCTGTATAGGTTGGATCGACGAGATGTGAAATCGCCAATCTACATGATGTTGCTCGATTTGTAAAACAAAAGAGTGAATAACATATCGAACCTGTCCAAAATTGAAAGTGCTGTGCCATATTTGCGAGATGTGTAACCTCGTAATTCTGGGTCGTACTAATTGTATCTGTAACACAATACATTGGATTCACTGGAAACTGCGCTACTGCTGTCCCTGGTGTATCTGATGCTGTGATTGATCCAATGTAAATAAGAGATGGTA